CGTTCCTGGTGGACTGAACTTTTACAGATCTGGAACACGAGATAGAATTGAACCTTTAAATATTGGTGCAAATAATCCACTAGGTTTAAACATGGAAGAGCAAAGAAGAAACTCAATTCGTAATGCGTTCTATGTCAATCAACTCATGATGCAACAAGGTCCACAAATGACAGCAACAGAAGTGATTCAAAGAAACGAAGAGAAGATGAGATTGCTTGGTCCTGTTCTTGGTAGACTTCAATCTGAATTATTGAAACCGCTTATTGATAGAGCATTTAATATTTTATTAAGAAAAAATATGTTTGCTCCTGCACCAGAATTTTTAGCAGGACAAGATATTGAAATTGAATATGTATCACCTCTTGCTAAAGCACAAAAGTCTACAGAGTTACAAGCGATTATGAGAGGTATAGAAATTATGGGATCATTAGCCAATGTTGCTCCTGTATTTGATTATGTGAATTTTGATAAACTCGTGAAACACTTGATGGATATTGTGGGTGTTCCACAAAAGATTTTAAAACCTCAGTCTCAAGTGAATGCTGAGAGACAACAAAAACAACAACAGCAAGAACAAATGCAACAGATGCAGCAATTACAGCAAGTTGCAGAAGCTGGAGGAAAGGTTGCACCACTTGCTAAAGCATTACCTGATGAAGCTAAGGCACTGGTCAATAGTGAATAATGATAAACGAAATAAAGAAGTTAAAAGAAATTTATAAAATAGTTTTTGGATCTGACCAAGGCAAAATGGTCATGGAAGATCTTGAAAAGAGATGTCACTTTATGTCTACCACCAATGTTAAAGGCGATAGCCACGAAAGTGCATATATGGAAGGACAACGCAGCGTTCTTCTATTTATTAAATCCATGCTGCAAAAGGAAAATGAAAATGTCAAACGAGCAGATAACGGAGAATAATTCTTCGCCTGTAGAGACAACAACACAACCTCAAACATCTACAGAAACAAAAACAGAAACGAATGATACCTTAGTATCATCAACAACTAATAACACGGTACAAACCGCAAAATCTTGGAAAGACACGATTTCTGAAGAATATAGAAATGATCCAAACATTTCTAAGTTCACAGAGATTGATGCTCTTGCAAAGTCTTACATTAACGCAACACGAATGATTGGTCAGGATAAAGTGGTTATCCCAAACCAAAATTCTACAGAAGATCAATGGAATGAAGTGTATGCTAAACTTGGACGACCTGAATCTCCAGATAAGTATCAACTTGATTTTAAATCTGAAGTTGCACCGATTGATGAAAATGCAGTTAAAGCATTTGCAGAAGTCGCACACAAAACAGGATTGAATGAAAGACAAGCACAAGCCATTTTAGATTTCTATAAACAGAACTCTGAACAATCTTTAAATCAATCAAGAGTAGATACTGAAACCGCACAAGCTCAAGCTGAACAACAACTCAGACAAGAGTGGGGTAAACAGTTTGACGAGAATATTAGTAAAGCCGCAGCTGTGGCTAAAGCCAATATGTCAAATGATGTTTTAGATATGCAACTTAAAAATGGCACACGACTTGGAGATCATCCAGATGTCATTAAAGGTTTTGCTAAGATTGCTGGACTTTTATCTGAGGATAAAGTGGTTACCACTGAATCTGAATCTGTAGATCAAGGACGAGATTTAGAGTCTGAAATATCTAAAATTGTCAATGATAAATCCAATCCTTATTGGAATAAAACTCATCCAGAACATAGTAAAATGGTCCAACAAGTTTATACTATGAGAGAAATGATTAATGGCGGAAAATAATCATTTATCAGAAAAAGAACTTAGATTAGAAGTCTTACGATTGGTCAAGGAGTGTGGAACTGAATATCAGAAACAAAACCCCTTGCCAATCGCAGACGAATATTATAAGTGGATAGTTAAGCGTGGGACAATTCGTAAGAACCCCACTGACGGCAAGAAATAGACTGCGGTCTAACAGACCTTAAATGCAAGAGATGCCTGTCAATTCTGACGGAGAACCTCTCTGTTTTATTTTATTAACTGACCATGGTGGTGAGTTAATTTAACTTTAACAAATGGAGAGACAAATATGTCTACACAAGTAACAACAGCTTTTGTACAACAGTATTCAGCTAACGTACAAATGCTATCTCAACAAATGGGATCGTTATTAAGAGACAAAGTTCGTCTTGAAAGCGTCGTAGGTAAAAATGCTTTCTTTGATCAAGTAGGTTCAGTTACTGCTGTGAAAAGAACAAGCAGACATGGCGATACTCCACAAATTGACACTCCTCATTCAAGAAGAAGAGTTTCTTTAGTGGATTATGAATTCGCTGACCTAATTGACGATCAAGACAAAGTGAGACTTTTAATTGATCCAACTTCATCTTATGCTCAAGCTGCAGCATACGCTATGGGTAGAGCTATGGATGATGAAATAATCAGTGCTGCGTTAGGAACTGCATACACTGGTGAAACAGGTTCTACTTCAACTTCGTTACCTTCTAGTCAGAAGATAACTGAAGCTAGTACTGGTGGTTTAACAATCGCTAAGTTAAGATCTGCAAAAGAGATCCTAGACTTAAACAGCGTTGACCCATCAATCCCAAGGTTCATCATTGTGTCGCCTAAACAAATCACAGATTTATTAGGTACAACTGAAGTGACTTCAAGTGACTTCAACACAGTCAAAGCATTAGCTAACGGAGAGGTTAATTCTTTCTTAGGCTTTAACTTTATTGTGTCAAACAGATTGAATACTACTGGTTCTAACAGACAGTGTATCGCTTATGCTCAAGACGGAATTGGTCTTGGCGTAGGAAAAGATGTAACAGCAAGAATAGACGAGAGAGCTGACAAAGGTTATGCTACTCAAGTTTACTACTGTGCGTCTTTCGGTGCGACTAGAATGGAAGAAGAGAAAGTAGTTGAAATCCAAGCGTATGAAGCGTAATAGGAGGAGGACAAAAATATGACTACTAAAAACTCTACATTAGTTTCAAACTTTGAGGCTTCTCCTCAAGTTGCAAACGAAGCTACAAACCTACATGGTGTTGTAAGAGTAGCACAAGGCACTATCGCATTAGATGCTGGTGACAGCACTGATAATGATATTGTGATGTTTGCACCAATCCCATCAAACGCCTCAGTTTGTGAACTATTTGTTGGTTCAGACTCACTTGGCGGTTCATGTACATTTAACGTAGGTATCTACGGTACAGATGGAACTGTAAAGGATGAGGACGTTTTTGCTACTTCTGTAGCAGATGGTGCTGGATTAGCTAATGTTCGACATGAAGCAGCTGACATTAATACTGTTGGTCAAAAAATGTACGAATTAGCTGGTGATAGTTCAGATCCAGGTGGTTACTACTACATTGCTGCAACATTTGATGCAACAGGTGGTACAGCAGGTGATATGTCATTTATCATTCACTACGTTGTAAATTAATCACAATAACTATGGGGGGTGGTGACACCCCCCGAGTTTATGAAAAAAACAAACAAACTAGAAACATTCATACATCTTAGAAAAGGCAACTATATCTACAGATATGTACTGGTAGATCGCTTTGAACATACCTCTAAACATCATCATGGATTTAATTTAAAAGAACAAAGAACAACAGATGAGATCTGGCAACAGCTTACACCCAATAGAAAACTAAGACGTAAATATATCCTTAAACATGACGAAAAGTGATTTTGATCCAAGAAATCTTACACTCTATAAAGATCCTAAACAGTTATTGCATTTTCAATGGCAAGACGATACTAGGGTATATAGATATGCTTTGGTTGAAATTATTGACGAAAAGGATATTAATAGTAGAACTAAACAAAAGACAAATGAACAAGGTCTAACCCAAGAGGAGATTTGGCAACAATATGGCATCAATCGTAGATATTTGTAACGGAGCTTTAAACCAACTGGGTGCATCCACAATCCTTTCATTGACTGAAGATTCTAAAAATGCAAGATTATGTAATGCACGATACACTCAAGTGCGAGATTCACTATTCAGATCTCATCCTTGGAATTGTTTACAAAAACGAGTTCAACTTGCAGCAGATACAGACACACCTGCATGGGGATTCACCAAACAATATACCCTCCCTGCAGATTGCTTACGAGTTCTCACCATCCTTGATCAAGACTCAGATTACAAAATAGAAGGTAGAAAAATCTTAACGGATAATTCTACCATGAAAATTTTATATGTGGCAAGGATAGAAGATCCTAATGAATATGATGAACTGTTAAGAGAAACCTTATCTGCAGCACTCGCTGCTGACATTGCTTATGGAGTTACTTCATCTAATCCTTTAACACAAAATATGTACAACCTCTTTCAAGATAAATTAAAAGAAGCAAGATTTGTAGATGCAACAGAAGGTCAAAATACCAACCCAGAAAAAGGTTTATCAGATGTTGTAGATACAAGTACATGGCTTAATTCAAGGTTTTAAATTATGGCAAGAGTTGCCGCACAATTAACAAACTTCACAGGTGGAGAATTTTCACCACGACTTGATGGAAGAAATGATTTATCAAAGTATTCTAGTGCGTGTAAGACTTTAGAAAACTTTGTGATCTATCCTCATGGTTCTGCAGCAAGACGATCTGGTACACAGTTTGTAGCAGAGGTGAAAGATAGTTCTGCTAAAACAAGACTCATACCTTTTGAGTTTTCTACCACACAAACATATATCCTTGAGTTTGGTAATCAATATATCAGATTTTATAAAGACAATGGTCAAATATTAGAATCAGATGTTACCATTAGTGGTGCAACACAAGCTAACCCAGTGGTCATTACTGCAACAGGTCATAGTTATGATAATGGTGATGAAATTTCTATCAGTAGTGTTGCAGGTATGACAGAGCTTAATGGTAAAAAATATTTAGTTGCAAACAAAACGACAAATACATTTGAAATAACAGATGTTGATGGAACTAATATTGATGGTACAGGTTTTACGGCTTACACTTCTGGTGGTGTAGCAAATAGAGTTTATGAAATAACAACTCCATATTTAACAGCAGAACTTTTTGATTTAAAATTTGCACAATCTGCAGATGTGATGTACATTTGTCATCCTAATCACGAAGTAGAAAAACTATCAAGAACAGGTCATACCTCTTGGACACTAGCAGATGTTGATTTTACAGATGGTCCATATTTAGATGATAATATTACCACAACAACACTTACTCCTTCAGCATATACGGTAGGAACAGGTAGAACTTTAACAGCATCTTCAATAACAGGTATTAATTCAGATACAGGATTTCAAACAACAGATGTTGGAAGGCTTGTTCGTTTTAGAGATGGTTATGGAAAGATCACAGCTTATACATCTACAACCGTAGTAACGATAGAAATTTTAGAAGATATGGGATCAAGTAGTGCTTCAGCAGATTGGTCATTAGGATCATTTTCAGATACCACAGGTCATCCTTCTTGCGTAAACTTTTTTGAACAACGATTGGTTTTTGCTGGAACAACCAATCAACCTCAAACGGTATTCTTTTCTAAATCAGGTGACTATGAAAACATGGATGAGAATAGAGGTGGAACTGTAGCAGATGACGATGCCATTATTTATACCATTGCATCTAACCAGGTGAATGCCATCAGATTTATGACGGCAACAAGAACATTAATTATTGGAACAGCAGGTGGTGAATTTACCGTATCAGGGGGTGGAACCGATGTTGCAGTGACTCCCACAAATATTTTAATTAAAAAACAATCTAACCATGGTGCAGCTAACTTAGATGCTATTGCTGCAGGGAATTCAACTTTATTTGTACAACGTGCGAAAAGAAAATTAAGAGAACTCGCATATAACTTTGATGTAGATGGTTATCTTGCACCTGATATGACGATCCTTGCTGAACACGTCACAGAGGGTGGAATTACTCAAATGGCATATCAACAAGAACCTAATTCTATTTTATGGTGTGTCAGAGGTGATGGTCAGTTGATTGGTTTTACTTATCAACGAGATCAACAAGTCACCGCATGGCATAGACATATTTTTGGTGGATCATTTGATAGTGGTCAAGCGGTATGTGAAAGTGTAGCCGTCATTCCAACAGATTCAGATGAATATCAAGTCTATGTGATTATTAAAAGAACCATTAATAGTGTAACAAGAAGATATGTGGAATATTTACATAACTTTGACTTTGATGAAACAGACGATACTTCGTTTAATTTTTTAGATTCACAATTAGAATATGATGGAAGCTCAACGA